CATAGAAAAGCAGTTCTTATGATGCATACAGATCCGTATGACTCTGAGGGCCCTAACTTGTTGGCATTAAGGGATTATTACGGAATAGAAGAAAATGTAGTGTTTTCTACTGAAAGAGTCGATTTTAATCAGCTGAACGAATATTACAATCTTGCAGATTTCACTATCAATGTTTCACATAGTGAAGGGTTCGGTCTTTCTACTCTAGAATCTATGATGACAGGTACTCCGATTATTGCTCCTATGACAGGTGGTCAAACTAGGCAGGTTGTCGACCATAGAGATAACTCACAGAATGGCATTGCTTTGCCGATAGAGTTTCAAACTCTTGTTGGAAATCAACAGATACCATACATTCTAGAAGACTATACATCTGTAGATACGATTGCTGCGGCCATGATGGACATGTATCATATAAGACAGCTTCCAAAAGGTTACCGCACGCTGTGTGACAAGGTTAAAGAATACGCAAATTACGAATTTAATTATGAAAAAAGAATAAACCAGTGGGATAATCTCATAGAACATACTATCCAAACGTGGAAAACCCGGTATAATCGATACAATATGGAGATGCTATAATGACACACGTACATATTAGAGGGCCACTCTTGTCTATATCTGGATATGGAGTGCATGCCAGACAGATAGCCAGGTGGGCTTTTGCACAAGATTTTTACGTGACAGTCGAGATTTTGCCGTGGGGAAGAACTCCGTGGTACACAGACAGAGAAGAGTGCGGTGGTCTTATCGATAAGATCATGGAAGCAAGTACTCCACTTAAAACAAAACCAGATTATGCATTTCAAGTAATGTTGCCTCATGAATGGGATAATACAATTGGAAAGAAAAACTTTGGTGTATCTGCAATTGTTGAAACTGATATATGCTCTAAAGAGTGGGTAATAGCATGCCAAAAGATGGATCACGTAATAGTTCCTAGCGAATTTGCAAAAAGATGCTTAATTAATTCTGGCCTCAAAGGAAAAAGAGCGACCGTTATACCAGAAGCATTTATAGATTCTTGTTTAGACGAGTCTGTACCCATGAATTTATCATTTCAGACATCTGAAAATTATCTTTTGCTAGGCCAGATGTCTGGTAACTGGGAAACAGACAGAAAGAACACTGCACAAACTATTGCGATTTTCTGTGACGAATTCAAAGAAAGATCAGATGTTGGCTTGATTATTAAAACAAATTCTGGCACAAATTCGACAGTAGACAAAACTATTTCCAGAAATATGCTTAATTCGATTCTAAAACAAGTTAGAAAGGGCCCTTTTCCAAAAGTTTATTTTCTTCATGGATACTTAAAAGATAAGGAAGTGTCGTCATTGTATAAACATCCAAAAGTGAAAGGGTTAATTTCTCTTACGCACGGAGAGGGTTTTGGGCTCCCATTGCTCGAAGCTGCTGCGTGTGGACTTCCTGTGTGTGCAACAAACTGGTCTGCACATACAGAGTTTCTAAATCTGGGTAAGTGGACAAAAGTTCCTGGTAGAATAGAGGCAATTCCTCAAACAAAAGTGGATGGATCTATATTTGTGCAAGGTGCGAAATGGGCTAATATTGACATCAACCGATGTAGAGAGACACTTGGATCTTTTGTAGATGATGCTTCCAAAGACAAAGATGCTATAGATTTACAAGTCAAAATTAAAAACACTTATTCATTTGAAAAAATATCAAAAAGATATGATAAATTTTTCAAGAGGTGGAAATGATTTTATTGTTAGCAGCGCTTTTGTCGCTCGTTACAGTTTTGTTGTGTGTTTCACTTTATTACAATTATAAATTTGGTCGTACACTCATAAAAATGGAAGATGCATTGGAGTCATCTCTTGATAGATTAGACGAAAGATACGAATCTATAGCGAAGGTTTTGGAGATCCCATTATTTTATGATTCTCCGCAGATTCGACAAGTCATATCAGATATAAGAGCATGTCAAGAAAGCATAATATTCGTTGCAAATGAGATCGGCCGCTTGGAGGAGATTCAATATGGCGAAGAAGAAAATCGTTAAAAGAAGGCGTGGCAAGTCAAAAGCAAAAAACAAAGGTTACTTTCGAAAAGAGCACCAGGAAGCGATTGTAGCATTCTGCAATTCGGACTGTACAAAAGAAAAAGAAGACCTATACACGAATATAATAAGAGAAGCTTTGGAGAAATTATCCGAAAACTTGATATACGTGTATGGTTTCCATAAACAACATGATAATGTAGATACTCTCAAGCAAGATTGTGTCATTAACTTGTATGAAACATTACATAAGTTTGACCCTGAAAAAGGCCATCGAGCATTTTCCTATTTTAATGTCGTTGCGAAGCATTGGCTGATTATTCATAGTAGAAAGAAAAACAAATATAAATTCAGACATGTTTCTATCGATGATCCCAATAATGAGATAAATGTTGACGCAATCTTTCATCGGAATGGTCAATACGTCGCACCACCTTCTACTCGAATAGAGCAAGAAGAAAGGGTCGAAGAAATGAGGCAGCTTTTCCAAGAAATAAGAAAAAGAGTGAGAAACGAAAGAGAAATAAAGTGTGTAGATGCCATCATAGAGATATTTAATAAGGTAGATGAATTAGATTTCCTTAATAAAAGAGCTATTTTTGTCTATGTTAGGGAATTGTCAGGACTAAATTCCAAACAACTGTCTGTGTGTATGTCATCAATACGGAACATTTATAGACAATTGAATGGTTCAGGAAAGGAGTTTGACGTATTATGAGCAAAAAAGTAGATCCAGCAATGACGTTCGATGATGTGTCGAAAAAAACAGAGCAGTTCGGCGCACTTCTCGAGTCAATCGAGAATATAGAAGACAAAAAGAAGCATTTATGGCGAGAGATATATGAGAATGCCACCGTAGATCGCATGAATGCGTACATGTTATTCACTGATGTGTATAGTTGTATGACAGGTGATAAAGCAGATCACGTAACTCTAGGGCCAATGATGGCGAAATACATAGAGAGAATGAATAAAGCGAATGACCAACTACTTAAGTTGGCAGATCTGATCTCAAAAGAAGAAGAAAGAGCATCTCAGATAGACCCGGATAACTTATTCGCACAAATATCAGGATAAGAAATGAGTGTAAAGCAAGTAGGAATAGATGCAGTATCGTCTTCTTCGAAAGCTCTTAACAGAGCTCAATCGTTTAAGGGAGCAAGTGCTTCTAATAGCAATGTTTTTACAAAAGCCTTGGTTGTCGAAGTTATCAACAACCCAGAAGAGTTTTATGCACTCATCTTAGAAGAAGACAATGAGTATGCTAAAAACTTAAAAGACATAGAGATAGCAAAAAGCGCACCTCGAGGATCACTTCTTATCAAAGAAATCGAAGATCAAGCAAGTTCCCAAATTAACATAGCATATCCAATGCTGAGTTCACATGTCATGATGCCTGTCCATGTCGGTGAACAAGTATGGGTGGTCGACACTGCTGATTCTTACGTATATTGGCTCACTAGGATAGCAGCCAGTGATCAAGTAGAAGATGTAAATTTCACGCACAAAGATCGAGAATTTGAGCTACCAAATGACTTAAATCAAGATGCAAAATCAAAATCAGATTCACAGAAAGGCGAGTCAAAGAACATAATACCCAGGATGAATGATGGAGCTGGCGGCGATATAGGTGGAGCAAAAAATGCCCCAAAAGGAAAAGACGTAAAGTCGATCAAAGAGAATATCAAAACTTCTTCACACTTCGAAGAATCAGTGCCTAGATATACGCCTAGAGTTGGAGACTTGGTGCTTCAAGGTTCTAATAACACTCTCATTGCATTAGGGACAGATAGAGGATGGTCCAAAACAGATGAAGATTTTTCGGTATCTAATGCAGAAGCTGAGTTAGAAGAAGGTAGAGGTACGATTGATCTTGTAGTAGGTCGTGGCATGCCAGAAGAAGCCTTAGAGCCCACAACGGAAAAAAAGAAAGGCACTGATCCAAAAAGAACGTCATCTAGAATTGCAACAAATGACCTAGGCAAAAATGAAACTGACAAGTCTTGCAAACTAAACAAACAAGAGCCTAACAAAGCTGAAGGCGATCCGGATTTTTATCTAGACTCCTCTAGAGTGTACATAAGTATGAAATCTCCAATAGATGAAAGACTAGCACTGCAAGATGAAGTGCCCATTCTAAGAGAAGGCAAATTGGAGCCGATGGATGCTGCATGCGTCGCTATAAAGACAAATGAATTCAGGATTGTATCGAGAGAAGACGGCTCTATACGGATAGTTAAAGAGAAAGGGTCTACAGAAACACCTTGTTCTATCGTACTACAGCCGGATGGATCGATTCACATATCCGGAGAAAAAATAATATTAGGAAAGTCTTCTGATGATGGAGGACTCAATGAAGGACCAGGGCCTGGAGGGTCTCAGCCATACGTGAAATTTTCAGTTTTAGAAGAATATTTAAATGATGTGCACAGTGCTTTCGGAAGCTTTTGTGACACTTTGTTGACTCACACGACTCCTGGGTATGGTGCACCAAGCCCTCAAGTTAATTCAGCTAGTAGTACCTTGAGAAGTCAATTAAGTGCTGCAAAAGCAAAAATAACTAAATTTCAATCTGAAAGAATTTTTGGAGAATAACATGCCTTTGTCAAAACCACTGTTGGAACAAAATATCCTTATCGCATTGCAAAATATGAAAGAAAATGCGAAGAAAGATGTTGCTGAAAAATCATCAAATGAAGATGATATCTTGGCTGAATTTGCTAAAGATCTTTCACAAGCAATCCATGATTATGTGTTACAAGCAACAGTGACAACAACCGTTAATTCGTTCGTACAAGGAATAGCTGCTCCACTTGCACCAACAGGTGCTGCGAACGTCGTAGGAAAAGGAACAGGATCAGGTACGGGAAATCTTTCGTAAAAATTCTTCTGAAGCCTAATTACATTCAAGGAGTTCATGATGAGTTTAGTTGGAAATCAAACAAGAAAATCATATAGTTTCAAAAGTGCTGGATTAAAAGAAGAAGACCAAGAAGAAGTCATTCCCAAAGCACAGAAATTACCGATCGGCATTGCTACACCTATCCAGTTATCAAGAGATGCTGGTGGTTTGCTCATTATGCACAAGGATATAGACAAACAACTTTCTGATAATTTGAGAAATTTATTGTTGACAAATCACGGAGAACGGCTTGGATTTTATGATTTTGGAGCGAATCTTAGGCCTTTGGTTTTTGATTTGGGCACCGATACGGCCGATTCGGAAGCGATCAGAAGAATCAAATCAACAACGAATAAATACATGCCATTTATCTCCCTCGAGGGATTCCAAGTTTTTGTCGATCGACATGATAACAAGGATGTGGCAAAAGTCGGAATACAAATCACGTACAGAATACCTAGACTAGATACCGCTCTAAGGACATTAGAGCTCATGTTGTACATGGGAGGATAATAAATGGCAGACGATATAAAAAATAAATTTGGCTTGCAAAGAAAACGAAGTTATCTAAATAGAGATTTTTCTGATTTCAGGTTAGATCTTCTTAGATATGCAAACATATATTTCAAAGACAAGATACAAGACTTTTCTGAAGCTTCTTTGGGTGGATTGTTCTTAGATATGGCTGCATATGTTGGTGATAACATGTCGTTTTATCTAGATCATCAATTTAGAGAAATGGATCCAACAACGGCCGTAGAGCCTCAGAATATCGAAGCGATGGTGAGAAATTCTGGCATTAAAATAACTGGAAATGCTCCTGCATCTGTGACAGTTAATTTCTATATAGATGTTGATGTTAATCCGACTAAGACAGCTAATGGCCAACAAGTGCCGCTGGAAGTTTCTTTGCCTAGAATTAAAGACGGTGCAAAACTATCTACCACTTCTGGAATTGTTTTTAATCTTGTAGAAGAAATTAATTTCGCAGAGAAAGATGAAAATGGAGTATATTTGGCAGAGATCACTCCAATCGTGGATGCATCTGGTAATTTATCTTCTTTTGTCTTCATGAGATCCGGCTTATGTGTGTCTGGTACTACCACTACACAAGCTGTGAATGTTGGAAACAACTTTATTCCATTCAGGACAATCACATTAGATGAGCCGCATGTTTCTGCTGTGATGAGGGTGTATGATTCAGACGGAAATGATTATTATGAAGTAGAATCTTTGTCTCAAGATACAGTTTTTAGAAAAAACAAGTTATCATCGGGAGATTCATCGATAGAAGTGATCACTGCGCCGTATCGATATATATCCAGTACAGCGATTACTAACAGAACGATGACGCTTCGTTTTGGTTCGGGTGATTCCAGCACAATTTTAGAAAATACAGTGCCAGATCCATCGGATCTTGCTCTTCCACTGTACGGCAAGCAAACGTTTTCTTCCTTCTCGCTAGATCCTAATAGACTCTTATCTTCACCTTCACTTGGTGTGTCTCCAGTGAATACTACGTTGAACATTACATACAGACATGGAGGAGGCGCTCAGCACAATGTCGAGCCACAAGCTATTAATACCATAGACGAAATAGAATATGTCTTCTTACAAAGTGCACCCTATGCTAGTACTCAAAGAGTGAAATTATCGACTGCAGTTTCAAATCCTGGACCAGCTCGAGGAGGTGCTGCTGCACCGACGCTTTCAGACCTTAAGAATTTTGTGACAGCTGCAAGAACAATGCAGAATAGAATAGTAACAAAAGATGATCTTCTAGCTCGAATATATACGCTTCCAACTGAGTTTGGTGTTGTATATCGAGCCAATGTTCTTCCGAACCCTGAAAATGCTCTCTCGTCGATCCTATATATAGTTTCTCGTGACTCCGCTGGTCAATTATCTCAATCATCTGATGCATTAAAGAAGAATCTCTCTACGTATCTGAATGAATTTAGATTGATTGGTGATGCAATGGATGTTTTGGATGCTTCCGTTATTAATTATCAAATAAAGATAACTTGCAGATTTTCTCACAACGCAAACAAATATGAGTTAATCAGTCTTATATTGAGAAAAGTAAAAGACCTTTTCGGTACTTCTACTACTGCTTTAGGGAAATCAATCGTCAAAAGCGATATACAAAATGTTGTTATCAATCAGCCAGGCGTCATTTCTTGTGTCTCTATAGAGTTGGTGAACATAAGTGGCACAGTTCAAAACAGGGAATATTCAACTATGCAGAAAAATTTAGATCTTGCTCTAAAAGATGATATATATTTTGCAGAACCGCACGAAATTTACGAACTGAGACACCCAAATAATGATATTATCGTTACAGTCTTATAGGAGATAATAAATGATATTCCATCTCACAGCTTCGAAAGATGCTTACATTACAAACAAGATAGTCGATGGTTCTTCGAGGTCTACAACTGCGAATACCGGTTATGCATCTACAATTGACATGTTCAAACTGTATGGAGAATCGACTCTTAGAGGATACAAAGGGTCTTGTGCAATCGATGGTGCTGCTCCAATAGATTATTCTGGAACAGAAACAGAGTGTCTGGCCGAAACCGGCGGCGGTGTCTATAATACAAATCTTATAGAAAATTCCAGAGGCCTTATATATTTTGACCTCGCTCATTTGTCAGCTTCTATTATGTCTGCAATGGATGCATCTGCTGTTAGTTCTCTAATCAGTGATCAGAAATTGAAAATAAAGTTGATGATGTATGATGTTCAAGGAACTCAAGTTGCTCCTGCAGATTACACTCTAGAACTTTGGGGCTTGACAAAAGCATGGGATGAAGGATTAGGCGATAATGTAGTCACATTTGGCGATAAAATGCCGGCATCTTGGAGCACTGCATCTATTGCGGGAGGTGCTTGGAGCGCAACAGGAGGCGATATAGATGCCAGTTGGGATGCTGCGGATGATTCTGCTGATGACGATCTTCAAACCTACATAGCTTCTCAGGTTTTTACGACAGGTGAAGAAAACTTAGAAATGGATGTTACCACATGGGTGAAAGCTCTTTGGAGCAGTGGGAATACTAATGTTCAAACAAACTATGGTTGGATTCTTAAATTTACTGCTGCTCAAGAAACTAATGCATATTCTTATTTTGTGAAAAGATTTGCTACTCGACATTCTAGAAATCCTTTTCTCCGGCCGAAGTTAGTTGCAACATGGGAAGACTACTTTTTAGACGATAGATTAGATTTTGAAGCGAATCAATCGAATAACTTATTTATTAGAAATTATGTGCAAGGCACTCCAAGTGACGTTTCAGGTACATTAGCTGTTAAATTGTCTTACGGCACTACAGAAGTTGCAGCGGGATCTTTTGCAAAACATTCTTCTGCAGGAATTCCTCAAAATGGCTTGTACAAGTCAAGTGCACTGCAAGTATTGTCGACTAATTCCACTATAAGTTCGCATTTAATAACTTCTGGGTCCGTTTTACTTCAAGAAGAATGGACTGCGGATTCTGTCACAATATACTCTGGCTCGATTAATCTTAAAAGACCAATGGCTGTTAGTTCTTCTACGCCAACAGATTATCGATTTTCTATTCTAGGGCTTAAATCTACTTACACAATTGATGATGAACCCGTTGTGCGGCTTTTTGTAAGAGACAAAACACTTGCAAACGAAGCGGTTCGGATTCCGATTCAGCTGCCTTCTCAAATTATTCAAAAAGTGTACTTCCAAATTAAAGACACGAATTCACAACAGGTTTTAATACCATTTTCTGATGTAATTTCTGTACCAGATGAATCGACTAGGGTATCTGCAGATGGCGAGGGAATGTTCTTCAAATTCCCTGCTAGTGTATTACCACGTGGAAGAACATATACGATAGACAT